TTGTGCAGTTAGCGGCTGACAGAAACCAACTAGATCAGTCTTACTTGAGCACAGAACTTAACGTAGACCAGTCAGGCCGTACTAAAACAATGGGTGACAAGTTTACACAACTTGGTGCGTGGGGCTTTCACAATATAGAAAACTACAACCGCCAAGTTACACTTGCCACATCCTACCAGTTAGAGATAGGTAAGATGCGCAAAGACAAAGGTAGAACAGAACTTACTAAGGAAGAGAAGCAACAGGCCGCCGAGACAGCCTTGTACAAGACTCAGCAGACTAATGGTGGCGCTGTAACCGAGACAGGCGCACGTCACGCACAGAACGATTTAGGTCGTGTAGCATTGATGTATAAGAACTACGGTATACAGATGTACTACACAATGTTTAAGTCTGCTAAAAATATGTTCGATAGCACATTGTCTAAAGAAGAACGTACAGTGGCGCTCAAGCAGTTAATGGGTGTTCACCTTACTGCGATGCTTTTTGCTGGCGTTCAAGGGCTACCGTTATATGGCGCACTAAAAGTTGTTGCCAATAGTTTGCTTGATGACGAAGAAGAAGATTGGGATACATACGTACGCACCATGGTGGGTGAGGGTATGTACAAAGGTGCAATCACCACAGCCACTGGACTTGATGTGTCCAAACGTGTAGCACTGGGGCAGTTGTTATTCCAGACCAACCGTTACAACGTCGATGCGTCTATGGAAGAAAACATATTCTTCTACCTTGGTGGCCCTGCATGGAGCACCGCGTTAGGTATTGAACGTGGCATAAAAGACATATCCAGAAAGAACTATGAGCGTGGTATAGAAAGCATGGTTCCCACGGCGTTCCGCAACGCTTACAAAGGTTTGTTTAGGTACAACCGCGAAGGTGCGCTGACCCGTAGAGGCGACCCCATCTATACTGACTTTACTTTCGGCGAGCTAGCTGGACAAGTGTTAGGTTTTGCCCCCGCAAGTTATACACTTAACCAAGAACAAAATATGATCAGTAAAGGTATAGAACGTAACATAGGCGAACGCCGTTCTGACTTAATGCGCGACTACTACATTGCGGCACGTAACGGTGACTGGGGTAAGGTAGAGGACGTAAAAGATGACATAATTAAGTTTAACGAACGTCACGCCTCTAAATATGGTAATAAAGTAGCCATATCTGCTGATAGCCTAAACAGATCCATGCGTAGGCACATGCAACAATCGCTTATTATGGAGAAGTATAACGGTGTATCTTTGAACCCCATGCTACGTAAAGGGCTAGAGGAGCAACGTGCTCAATGGGACAACGGTTGGGAGTTATTTTAAAAAACCCTTACTACTATTGGAGGGAGTATAGTAGTAAGGGCAGGTCTTCTTGGGAGAATGATTTGGGTGTCCTATAGTGTACGATAGTGTTCACTGGGGTTCACTGGGGTTCACTAGGGTTCACTCAAATCAACGCCAATGTATCATAATGTCCGCCAAATGCGTACCCCTAAACGCCCATTTTCTACTCTAATTTTCGTTGTTACTTGTTGTAATCTATTGTCAGTTATTGTGGTAAGTTGTTTCACAGCTAGGTCAGTATTTATACAGGGCACAAAAAAAGACGCTCCCACTACGAAAGCGTCCCAATCTAGCACTATGCGAACCCCGTCAGGGTTTATGTCATACGTCCGCAGTATATAAGTTGCCACCCACCACAACCTCTTCTGGTATGTCAGCATCACACTTAACTACAAGGCAGTCCGCCGGAGGTAGTTGCATCTGCGTACCTCTAGTTATACGTACCTTCTTGCGCTTAGCACCCAACTTATCTTTCATATCTTGTACCAACTGACCATAGTTTATTTGTTGTTCACCACACCATTCCTTTAGTGGCTTGGGTAGTAGATACGCTACCTTTATATCTGTCTCGTACCTACCTACCAACTTGTTAGTGCGTGGCATCATGTCCGGTATGACTAACGAGTCTAGCCCGTTATCGCTACCACTGCCTGCCCTGTCAGTGCTTTTGATCCAGATCATGCTGTTAAAGTTCTCACTCATGTAGTCATTCAGCATCTGCTCTATAGATACAGACATGTCTGATACAGCGGCTTTGTTTAGTCGTAACTGACCTATTATCCACCGTTCAATAGCTTTGAGGTCAAAGTCAATCAGCCCTAACTTTTTAGCAATAAACAACCCTGCTAAGGTGTACGAGGCGTGTACAGACCAATACCTATTTTCTGCTGTAAGACCTGCTAACTTATCTACACGCGCCTGCATTTCTTTGCATATACGCCTGCATTCTTCTACGTTGTTCATTATGTATTGTACGTATGGTATGCCTGCGTGCCCAAAGTTTTCTCTTAACGACGCGCTGAACTTGTCTGTTTCTTCTTTGGTATCAAAGTGTACCTTCTTGACGTGGCACTCCATGACCCTCTGTGCCTCAGCTTTCGGCATATTCTTAAACATACTAATGCGTTCTATAAGGCTGGTGTTACCTGTGGTCACTGCTAATAGCTTCCATGCCGTGCCTCTGTGCCGTTCTTGGTTTGCACCGCTGGTCATACGTGCTCGTTGTTTCCCGGAGGTAATCTGATATGCCATGTCTGACAACTCCCTACCGTGTGAGTTAGTCAACTCGTCCATGTACAACGGTAAGTTGTGGTATACCTCACCACGGTTCATTTTAGTCGCATGCGTGTCCTGCTCTTGGATAATCAACTCTTCTGGGTTGCCCCATATAGACGCGCCAGCCACCATGGCTGTGGTCTTACCTAACCCCGTGTCTTTACTGTGTATGTGCATAGCCGCACAATTGATAGGTGAAAAAGGCATCAATACTGAACCAAACGCCGTGCCTAACACGTATTGGTGTAGCTCCATACCATCACGGTTGTAGAAGTTAATAGTATCTTTCCACCCCTGTATCGTACCTTTCGGCTCAAACGCTGGGAATAACCCTGCGGTCTGTGTTGACGGTGGGTTAAATGATATTTTGTCTGCCTTTATTTCTGTGTTGCCGAGTATGAACGCTTCAAACTTATCGTTAGTCCAGCCGAACTGACGGTGTGCTTCGTCTGCCGCTGTGCTCGCCTGTAATTCGTTTACCCAAGTTGTAGTATATTGCATAAGTTCCTCCATTTTGGTGACGGCTACGCCACGCATTGACATTTGTTTACGAAATTCGTCCCGAGATGTTACTGCTGTTAGTGGGACAGTGAACTCACTCACACCATCTTTCGGTAAGTGCAAACGCATTACAATGGCTTCGCCTATCTCCACGTCACGAAGCCGCCGCACAACGTACAAGTCGTTGAGGTATACGAGTCGCTCATCTATGTCCCCTTCGGAATTAGACGTACGTACATATACACCACCATTCTTACCACGAAAGTAAGGTTTAGGGTAGGTCGGTATTACATACTCCAACACTGGTGCGTTAGGTAAGTCTGCCGCAGGTTCATGTACTATGTTCTCTGTGGCTTCTGCTACCCTACTACCCAATGATATAGGAGATTTTAGTTTGCCCCAGTGCGGACACTCTGGACATACACCTTCGTTGTTACTATCAAACGTAGAACAAAGGTATGGCCCTTTTATTAAATCAAATTTAGTTTGTGTTTGGTCAGGGCTATACTCAGCATGACCTTTAGATATTATATGTGCCGCCTTCTCACCATCGTTGCAAAACTTAGCGATAGACAGACCTGCTCTCCACATAGGCTCACTACAGTTAGCTTGGTCTGTAGCTATGATGTTTAACTGCTCACAACCTTTACCTTCTTTGGTCTTGAGTATTATGTCTTTAAAACTATTTTCTCTATTGCGTATAAGCGCTTCAGTAAACGCACTTATAGGGTCGTCGGCCTTGACCGGCGTAGGTATTGAGTCCATACCAATCAGTTTAGCAAACGTATCAATAGGTACTTCATCACCCTCGTAAAGTACACTAACGTGTTCTGGTGTGTCTCCTTTGTAGTTCTTACACGTAGGAATGCGTAGAACTCGCGCCGCGTCTGACGTGACAGCAGGGTCAGATAGCATATCTTTTTCTACTAACAGCTTCTTGAGGCGGTTTGCTACGGCCTTCCATTCTTCTACCGGAGAGGGTTCGGCTAACGCCCAGTAGACGTGTAGTCCGTACCCCGAATCCACAATGGTAGGTTTAGGTAGAGAAACTTGTTTACAAAAATCACGTAACGCGCCCAGCGCCGCTTCGCGTGTAGGGTATTTAGTTCTGTCGTTATCACCAATATCTAAATCTAAGAAGAAGGCTTTTACATTTTCTACAAAGTCAGCACCGCGTGAACCCTTGTCCGAGAAAGAACCCAGTGCGTAGAACGTGTCCCACCCACGGCTGTCCCATTCCATTGCAGACTCAACCAGTGCATCTCTTGTTTTGTAAAATAATTGCTTGCGGTTTTCCCACTGCTTACCACCGTCTTTTAATGCTAACAGACAGTAGTAATTCCCCTCCGCTAAGATTTTATTTAAAAAATCATTCGCGTTCATACCATTCTCCAAGACCAAAAAATACCGCAGGAGGTAATCCCCCCACGGTCAACTAGAGTTACTCGTCGTCCCAATCATCAATGATTGAGCCTAAGTCCTCATCGCTATCTTTTGGTTTTGGTGTGGCTTTCTTAGCTTTCTTCTTTGGTGGTGCTTCGGGTTCTTCTTCACCGAACACATCAGCGGTTGCTTCCTCAACCTTTGCGGCATTGGTAGTGTCCGAGAATGGGTTGGCTTCACCTACAGTAAAACCTTCTACTGCACCGAATGGGTTGGACTTCTGCATGGGTACGTACTTGACGACCTGTACAGCTTTTAACCGTAGTGATACGCCGTGGTCACGCATGTTGTAGGGTATAAATACAACAGCCACGTTTACTGTACTACCACTGGTGAGTAAGAAGTCATCAGGTAGTTCAGTGCCCCGTGCGTCACACTGCATAGGTTTGTTGGTAACGTCTTTACCATACGCCCCTTTGAGCTTGGCTTTACCTACATACATACCGTCATCGTTCTTAGCAAACGGCATCTCTAACTTAGCTGGCCATTTGTCTTCACGCTTTTCTTCGTATGCTTTAGCCATTTCGGCGAACAGTTCTTTGGCTTGCTCTTTAGACATGACAAATGACATTTCATATGCCGCGCCATCGTCTAACGGGTCACAAGCTACGGAACGATTTTCTGCATTGTCAAAACGGTAAGTCTTGTTTATGCGGGGGTATAGTGCTTCTACATTGTTTACTAAGTACATGCGCATTCTCCTAAGAATGGTTTGGTTTATAAACGTAACCTTCGACAGAATCGAAAGGTGACGAGGTTGCGCTCTGTTGTACAACAGAGGTTATTGCTTCGTGCGTATCGGGGTGGTCAATCATACCAGATACGGTTTCTAACTGCTCTTTGTTTAACCCACACACAGGTTTAAAAAAGAGTTTTGGTACTACACTGCTACTATCAAAGTAGATATTGGTAACAATAGATACCGACGCAGTATTATGTTTTGATAAGTGTCGGACGTATTCTTGCAGAGGCATGTGACCGCCCACTGTTTTACCAAATATAGAAGTCGCTGGCAACTGTAATTGATATATTTTTTCTAGGTCATCTACAAATGCTACTGCCAACTTCTGTTGAAATCGGCAAGCACGGCCTCTACCTGCTGAACCACGTATGTTTTGTTTACAATCTAAACATCTAGTGGCTTGACGTTGTGTTTCAGGAACCCCGGCGTCTGGACGTTGTGTATCAACAGACCAACACGTTGGTGCAACTGTCTTGCTATCGTCAAACGCATTAACAAAGTAGGCACGTGATACCTTTGCGGCATTGACTATAACAACTTCTACAGCATCGCCGTGTGGAGAGAACGTACCCCCTCGTATGCTTAGTTTATGCACTACACATCCTCATCAGGGTCGAAGTAAGTATCTTTACCTAACAAAGCATCGGCCACCTTATCTAAACTAAACCGGTAAGTGTTACCCACCTTTACATACGTGTGCTCAGGTATGTCTTTCTTACGTACCCAAGCTCTAATTGTTGATACTGATACGCTAAAATGCTCAGCTATCTTCTCAATTGGTACAAACTTATCCATTATTTTTTCCTCACTGTTACTACATATTCTGAATCCGCATTCAGCCCTGCTGGAACTAAATCAGGATTCTCCTCTAAAAATTGTTTCATGTTGCTTTGGTTGACTCGCTTATCCAACAACTCAGGCACGCTATGCTCAAGAATAAACCCGTGCATAGATTCCCAATCGCTAGTCCAGTAGCGAGTTTTGGTAGTGCGGTAGAACAACCCTTCTTCAGTGCGTACACTTTCTACGCCGTTGTCATCACAAAACGCATTCATGGCGGCTTTGACCTTGTCTAGCTGTGCCACTAGTGCACTGTCTTGCTCTTTAAATTCAGCCGATAGCTCAGAGCGTTTAGCCCTAATCTTTTTGTACACGGCAACTAATTTATTTGGTGTGATATTTTTTGACATATAACTCCCTCCAAGTTAATAGATCATGCAGTTTAATTTACTTTATTGTACTAGTCAATCATTTCGTTGTAAAGGTCTATCATCTTTGTGTGTACGTCTATTCTATTATCTAACAGTGCGTAAACACGTTTCTCTACATACGATCCTGCTAGCTGGACAACAGTACACTTCTGATCTTGTCCTGACCTGTGTACACGTGCGTTAGCTTGTGCGTATGTCTCCAGTGAAGATGTTGGCCCCCACCACACTACGGTGTTTGCGGCAGTCAATGTCACACCATGCGCGGCAGACTGCGGTTGTATCACTAGCACTTTGGGGTCGTCTTGTTCTTGAAACTGTTTAAACCTCTCGGTGCGCTTTGCGGCTGATACGTCACCGCGTATTACTTCCGTGCTAATTCCATCACTGCGCAACCTATCAGTCAGTATGTCTATGGCGTGTTTGAATGGTACAAACACCAACACCTTCTTACTTGACTCGTCTATTACTTCACGCAACACTTTGTATCGGTTCTTTATGTCAAACTCTAACGAATCTCCACTGTCCGTATACACTGCGCCTGCGCTTATCTGTAGTAGTTTGTTCATTGACACTGCGGCATTGGCGGCTGTTATCTCCTCACCTGCGGCACGCATAATCATTTGCTCTTTTAATATTTTGTAATACTTCTTCTGTTGGGCAGTAAGTTCTACCGCACGCTTGACGTATACCATCGGCGGTAAGTCAAGACATTCTTCTTTGGTAAAACGTATGGCGGGTTGTAGTGCTTTAAATACGGTGTCAGTAGCGTTGTCTTTGGTAACCCACTTAAACTGTGTAAGTTTAAACATAACTTGGTCACGAAACGAACCAAAGAACTTAGGCACGGCCTTTGGATTGACTAGTTTGGCTAGGCCATACGCATCTACGGGGCTTTGTGCCGCTGGCGTACCAGTCATCATCCACAACCATGTGTCGGGCTTGACTAGTAGGCTAAGGGTCTTCCATCGCTTGGTCTGTACATTCTTATAGTGTGTGGCCTCGTCTACAATGATGCAATCAAACCCACCGTCAGCTATCACGTCCCGTACTATCTCCACACCATCGTAGTTTATAATCACAAACTCAGCGCCACCCTCGATAATCTTCCTGCGTTTGTCCTTTGCGCCATGTGCTACGTCTACAGACCTGTGCATCGCAAACGTAAACAAGTCAGCACGCCATGCACTATCCATGATTGACAGCGGGCATATAACTAACACTCTGTTTATCTTGCCTTGTTTCATTAGATAATCAGCCGCCCATATTGCGCTGGCGGTCTTGCCCGTACCCTGTTCGTTGAAGCAGAACGCACGGCGGTTCATAGTCAGAAACCCTGCTGTCTTCTTCTGGTGGTCGAACGGCTCGTACTTACCTGTCCACTTGTACCTACCCTCTATGGGGCTTGGTGCTTTTATGTTCATGTTGCGTAGTGCTTTGGCTTCGTCTACACCCCAGTTCACTACTACTTCGTTACCACCTAACGTCTTACTCTTAGGTATGACGTTTGTTACCTTCTCTGGGTTACGTAAGTTCAATACTATGGCTTTGTTATTAAATATCTTCATTTCTTTTTCTTCTTGTAGTTGCGACTGCGATTTGTACTACTATCTTCTACTCTGTAGCCATCGGCATTCGACCCACCGTTATGCAATGACTTTTTATGGGATATGTCTTTACCTTTACGCTTTTCATATCCATTTTCTCTATCAAACTTACGCCTAGCACGCTGTCGTTCCATGCGTGCTTTATGCGCTTTGCTACCCACTGGTGGGTTGATTTGTTTCTTTCTGTCTTTCGGATTCTTGTAGGGCATTAGTTCCTCCCGTTGTGTGCGCATTCCAATACTTCGCACCATGCACGGCACAAACCACTGGGGTTTGGATTCCATACGTTGTTGTCTGATGCGATAACCATTTGTGAGAACTTGTTGAGGTACTTAGTAGTTATCTCTTGCTCCCGGGCCTGTCGTGTATATGTATCTGTAATAAGATCTTTAGACACAACAAACAATAGCCCACCGTTTACTCTTTCTATATTTGGAAAGTGTTTGAATACTGCAAGAGCCATTAGCTCCAGTTGGTTCTTATCTGCATACCGTGCCGACTTACCTGTCTTGTAGTCCACCACCCACGCCAGCTTATCTTCTTCGTTGAGTATTACTAAGTCAGCTATACCTCTGAACCACACGTCCTTGTCCTTAAATCCACAAGGTTGTAAGTCCTCAGTTAGACCTAGCTCATACTCACATAGTTTCTTGCCTTTCTTACGCTTCAACGCATCGAGTGAAGGTT